CTTATTTCAGACCTCATTTGGGGGAGGCCCTAGTCTCTTTTTACGGAGACACCGATCTATTTGTTTAATAAGGACACAGAAATACCATTTGGTATTACCAACCTGTCACACATTCGAGCGACACCTTTATACTTCTTTCCCTTAGCTAAAATTCGATTCTTTTTCTTGAATTTAAGAGCTCAGAAGAGTTTGACGATACTCTGACCCACTTTCCTATATACATCTTCGTTTTTAGTAAACTTTCTGCTACGGCCTTTAGGCTTGGTGAAACTTTGACTCAAAGTATAACCAATTAATGTTTTGTCTAGGATATCTGAGAGTTCTCGGTCTTCATAGCCGAGCTCACTCACATTACCTAATAGACTTAACAGACAGTTGGAAGGATTTTGATTATTTTTAAATGTTTTCACTATCAGCGAATTGATTTTTCTGAAGCGATGGTAAATAGGGGAAAATGGTTTAATAGCTATCTTCTTTTTGTTATTCTTTTCTGTGACTCACGGATAGTATCGATTATTGGTTATTGTGGAGAGAATATCTTGTAAAGTGTTCTTGTCCTTGAAAAAGTCACGGAAGGACCTTAGTCTTAACATATAGTTCATTTTCTCTTTCATTTCGAAACTAGGATCATTCCAATGAGTCAGAAATAACGTTAAAGGGGAATTTTCTTTAGGATATCATATGTATTCTTTGGTATCCAAATTAAAAAGTAATGGCTTGATTCTATCAGACACACGAACCTTGGTGACAGCATAACATGTTAATAAAATCAGCCCCTCTTCTCTTTTAGAGACGGGGAGCAAATTTACTAAAGAGTTAAGCTTGACCTCAGCAAGTGCGTATCTCAATTTCAAGTCCTTTAATAATTGTAGCAGGAATCCTGGATATAAGCGTGATTTATCAATCAATAACCAAGGTAAAGGAGTTATAAGTCTGGCTCGCGATATGAGTGTCTTTGCGAATTCTGCAGAAGACTTTCCTACGATAGATTTATGTCTCGAAATTACCATACCTAAACGATTAATAACTTTTTCATATGTAAGTCCCACAGCCTCGTCGAATATGACGATATCATCACCAAGCATAACGTAATTGCGGTAGGGTAATTTCAAACCTGCTTCGAAAGCTGACGCTTGTACAATACAGTGATGGGTATATGCTAGTGCACCGGGAAAACAAGATAGTAGCCCCATCGGAATTCCTGTACCATACCGTGCAGTTTTCTCGACGATAGTTTTTGATCACTTACTTTTTTCTTTATCTCATTCTTTAACAACTTGTTTATAAGAGAACTCTCTATCCGTCATCAACGATATTCATCTAGAACACGTTTCAGCACCAAGTATAGGTGTACATACGATCTCAACTAATTTACTAGGCAGCGTATCAGTGGCATTCTTCAAATCAAAGGAGTACATCGTTCCACCTTTAATCGCGTTCTTAAGCACAGTACTACGCCCAAGATCTTGATCAGAAGTGAAATCGCATGGATTGTCCCGGTTTTGAGAGGCAAAGAAACGGTGTATAGGTTTAAGACAGGATTGTGTATACAAATCTACAAGGGCGACGCAACGGGTTTTGCCCGCTTTATCTTGAAGGAACATCAATCGTGAGTGGTATGCGGAGTTATCCTTAGCAAAATCATTGCAGCCGAGACCGAGTCTTGCGATATGCTCAAGATGCTCATCAAATTCTAATTTATACAACTGTGCGAAATACCTAAGATTATTTCTAATAACCGTATTCGGATCTGGAAAGAGAGCAATAGAATCTTTTCATCAAAATTGTCAACTGGGCGAACCGTTAGGACCTCCACTCGGAGAGTCAAACCAAAAGTCCTCATTCTCAATTACTGGTGGAGTAAATCTACTGTATCCTAAACTCCTGTCGACGACGTCAACTGGAAATCAGCTTAAATCGCCTTTTCATAGATTCGTTATTGATGATACATCATAATTTATTGGAGCCTTCTCAACCTCATAGTCTTTAAGTAATGATAAGAAGCAACGGATATATCTGACTTCCAAATCCGGAGATCCCTTTATAGATAGTAATTTGGACAAACCAAAAGTTCTAGGTAAGTTCCGTTTGTTGAGGCGATAGCGGATTGTTTTATTATACTCCATTTTTGTATTAGAATGAGTGAGAGAGATAACGTAAGAATTGAACAAATCCTTCCGTCAAGTTAATCATCGGTTTTGGCCTCAAGATTTTCGTATGATGTCACTTTTGAGTTTGAAAGGTCAATAACATTTGTGGACTTTTGTGTATGGAAGATCGAATAGATTGGTGGTTGCGAGCAAGAATCAATTTGTATCAGTAAAGTCATATCTTTGCGGAGAACACAACCATAAGTTGTACTCATGATTATTTCTCGGCTTAGAATTAACCGGTACTGAAAAGTCAACCTTTTTATTATATTTTTTAAGATCTAAAGGTACATCTTTTTTGTAATGGGTGATTCTATCACCGTGGCGAACCCGGTGCTTAACGAATTTATCGATGTTTGGTAACATGTTTTGTTTCTAGTAATTCCTGACCATTAATAAAGGCCTTGCCCGAGATATAGCCTCCCGAGGTCCTAAGGCAGTG